CACCTTCTACCCCTACAATTTTGCCAATAGTATCCCATCTTTGTAGAGTGTCAAGAGCCAAATTAGATTGTCTTGCAAGGTTTAACCATTGCTGGTTTTGTTTTGCAAGACTTTCTGTTAGTCTATCTAAGGCAAAATATGCAGTAGCAACAGCTCCAGCAATCCCTGCAATTTTTAAAGCAGTTTTGCCAATTGAACCAGCGAGCTTATTTGATTTTCCTTCGGACTTCTCTTGTTTCTTATCGAAATCCTCAATAGCTTTGCCAGCTTTTTTAACAGCTTCACCAAAAGCTTTTACGGCTTTGCTATTGCCTATCGCTCCAAGTTGTACGACTAAATCGCCAATTTCTAACATTTTTGTTCCTTATTCAGCTCTATACTTGTATCTTCATATATTTTCATAAATTCGCTAAAATGGTATGCTTGAATTACAATATCTACTGGAGTATTTAATACTGTATCAGGATTTCCACCAAACATTTTAGCTTTAGCCAAGAACATTGCTATAACGATACTTTCGTCTGCGGTAATTCTTGTTGCTGGAGTTCTTCTGTTTGAGGCAATAGGGTTGATAACTCTGAACTGAGACTCTTGAAAAAAGGGCGCAAATTTTCCTCACAACAAGCTATCACTATTTCATAATAATCTTGCCTTAATTCTGGGCAGTCATTGAAATATTGTTCTGTTATTGCGTGCGAATTATCACAAATACAAACAGCTAAACACTCCATAACAGCTGAATTAAAACCGTCTGAAGTATCCAAAGAAATAACTAAAGTTGCTAATTCTTGTAGCAATGATGATAATTTCACGTCGCCAAGATTATTTTTAATTTTTTCTAAAATTCCAGAACCTTTCAAACATTTCATTGCTTCGACTTTTAATTTACAAGCATTCCTGAAAGATGCGGGAATAATTTTAACTCTTTTACCACTATTTTTACATATAAATTCTTTCATATTTCCTCCTTTATACTAAAACCTAAGGGGCAAAAGCCCCCTAGGAGTTGTTTTTTAATCGAAAACTAAGTTAATGCTCTTTTAGCTTGTGCAAATATCAAAGTATAAACTGCAGTACCTTGTTCAGTTTCACCAACTAAATTTTCCTGAACATCTGCATATCTTTGGAAAACACCACCTAAAAGAATATATTCATCAAATGTAACTTCACCAAATCCATTACCTACTCTTTTAGAAAAAGAACCATTCAAAACTGAGAATGACGGCAAATCTCTTTCTTGTTGAATAGATAATCCATTTAGCCATTTATCATCCGAAGAACCTCTTATAACTCTTAAAGTTACAGTTACATTCAGACCTGTTTTATTGGTCGAATAGACGGTATTCCCATTTTTACCTGTTGAAATACCAACTCGGTCATTTTGGAACGCTATTTCGACCGTAGAACCGTCTGTATAATCTTTTAATACTCTTTCATTAAGTATTAAATTATCATTACCTGTTAAAGCATATACTGACATTTTATATCTCCTATCGTTCTACTGTTATAATAACTTCACTGAAATGGTATGCTCCACTACGTTTTAAAGCAATTTGACATACAGGAGCTTTTCTTGCTTCTCTTTCAGATTGAGCTTGCAATGCTACAGGAATTGAATATATATAATAGCCTTTTTCTGCTATATTTCGAGCAAAATCATCTGGGTTACCAAATGGGATTGCAGTATTCCAAGTCCCTGGGGCAATAGTATTATTTCTAATAGCCTTTTCACATACATTAGCATAAGCACTTTTTAATCCTGCCATACCTTCTTCTGTTTGAGGAATTTTTGTTGTTGTTTGTCTTAAATAATTAAATCCTGCAACTTCAGTTGCTTTTTTGTGCCACAAGTTAGCCTCTATATCATCAGTATAGCCATTGTTATCATTTGAATAAACAACACTCAAACCGCCAGTTAAACCATAAATATCTACACCATTTGTATTTGCAGATAGAACATAGCTGTCTGAAAGCCCTGTATCACCTTTTAAACCTGTTAATGTTTTTAAGTTCATTGTGATAGCTGTATTTGAGCCATTATAGTTAACAGATTTGGCAATAGTTGCATAAGTTGCTGTAGCAATTTTAGCTTGTTCTGCTCCTACTGAATATGCCAATGTTCTTGTCTTGCCATTCCCTGCGGCTTTAATATCTGCACCTAATGATGCCATATCTTTTAAAGATGCCATATCATTGAAATAAGTAACATCCATTGCTTGAATAGCTGAGGAGTTAGCTAAAGTTGTTGCATCATCTGTATACTGAGTTGTAATAACACCACCGAAATAAACTTGCTGTAGTGCTGCTTGAACGGCTTCTGCCAATGTTTGACCGCTAGCATCACTCCCATTTACAGTGGTTCCTTCACTCGCTTCTAAATAACCAGCAGTAGCAATATCTGTCCCGCTAGGTTTTGCTTGTGCACTTAGCGAAACACCAGAAGAAGTTCCAAATCTCTTAGATGTAAATTTAATTTTACCTTCGTCTACTTCGATATATACGTCTAAATTTTGGTTATTTAATACGTTTACAATATCTTGAACTGTGTTAATATTGCTAAAATTTAACCCAGAAACAACATAGTTTGTTCCGTCAATTGTTATACTCAATGTTCCGTCTGTAATACTCTTAAACGCTGTAAGATTTCCAGAAATATCTATTGTTTCAAAGCTTGCAGATGTAGCATTTGTTCCGTTAAATGGGAATATATATAAATATCCACCACCAGTACGGAAATTTGGTACAGGTGTAAATAATGCCTGAGCCATTTTATATGTTAATGAGTTTGTGCCAAAATCGCTCTCTACAGGGGCAGGTGTCATATATGCTTGATATGCCTCAGTAAATGCAGATGGCTCATTTGTGAATAAAGCTATACTATTTGTATTATAATCTGCCAAACCTGCAGGAGTTGCAGTTAAAGATACATTGACTGTATAGCTTACTGGTACTTGATAAGTTACTGCCATTTTTTCTTTTCTCCTTATATTTTATTCGTTAACTTCTATATATGAAGAAGCAAACTGTCCTTGCTCATTGTTATAAGTAGTTGTAAACTTGTCGTAATAGTCAACACTTTTGTCTTTTGTTTGATGTGTCAATACATTGAAAGTTATTGTAAATCTGTTAATATCACTACCACCATCCAAACCAGAGGTGTTTTGAGAATTAGTCATAGTGCCTATTTTAAAGCTATATAAGTCCATTTGCTGTTGCGCATAAACAGACTTTAATGCCATAGGGATTTCCCAAAATCTGTCCCTCGCATCATTATTTCTTGAATAGACATCAACTTGCATCATTCGGCTTTCATTGATGTTTTGTACTTCTGTAAATATGCCATTTATTTGCTTAAATTCTGTCCTATTAGACCATACCCTTTGCGAAACTGTTCTAACAGTTATTTGCATTTTGTCAGTATTAAATAGTTTGATATTTTGCGAATATATAATTACCGAAGGAATAACGTCACCTTTTGAGGTTGTTCCGTAATTATCGGGTAAATTCAATTCGTGCTTTATAATATCAACTAATATTTTTTCTATACTTTTTTGCATATTATTTCCAAAGCCCTAAGCACTTTGAACAATGCAGGTAGAAACTTAGGGCAGTTAGTTATCTTCGTCCGAGATTGTTCCGTATTCTTCGTAATCTCTAATGAGCATATATTCTACAAAACCATTAAGACCATAATCTTTTTTCTGTGTGATTTTATAGCGCCTATCGTTAAATAATACTTTATCTGCTGTTTCGAGATTAAGCTGGCTCTCTTTTGCGTGTATCCAAACATTCTCCCAACTTCTTTGACCTTCAGGAAGCAATTGTAATTGCTCAGCCGAAAGTGGTTGCCATACGCCCATAAACTTGAATGTTTGCTGAGAGACCACTAGCTCGCCTTCTACGACGTTTTGAGTTATTTTAATAAGAACTAATGGAACTTCCCATCCGTTGAGCGTATTTCGCATCTGAGGCATCCCAGATTTTGCAACGCTAGAAATTGTTCTGTTTCTTGGAAAATTTAACATAACTTTTGCAGTCCTTGTTCTTATTTAACTCGCTAGGTTTTGAAATATAATATTTTCTCTCTTGTCTATATTTAACCAGAATAGCCATATTGCCGTTTTTGTGACAATTTTCGCCATCAAAATATTGGCATTTTATACATTCTACTTTACCTTTTGGCATTATTTTACCCTTTTAACTTCTACGGTAATGCTGTCCATTAATTCCCCAGTGTCATTTAATGGAGGATTTCCTGCATCACCTTTTCTGTTTCTGCGTGTTACTTCACTTATTGGTTGCCACTTTGTAGGATAACCCCCTGCTCTGAAACTATCTTGAACCATCTCTAAGCCTTTAGCACCAATAGCTTTACAAAGCTTTAAGAAAAAGTCGGGGTCATTTACAAGCTTATACTCCATAAATTCTTTGTTAAATTCTGCATTATCACTTAACCCCGCAAAATCCATAAGACGTTCTTTAGCATCACCAGTAAAGAAAGTATCTCTTAAAAAGGACCTAGCAGGGATAGTGATAGTTGTGGTATCTTTTTTCAAGTGTATACCGATATGATGTAGATATGCTCTCATCTTTTCGGTTACATTTATTGTCGCACCAAACTCGTGGATTGCTCCGAGTTGTGCATTTGTCAAATCGCTATCAGGATGTCTCTGGCTTGCTTGCTCTCCCATTATACCTATACGGATAGAAACCTTTTGGTCTAAATTATCCATTAAAGTATTTAAGGCTTTCATAATTTTTTTTGAGCCGTTTACAGACTTTTTTCTAATCAAAATTAATCCTTCCAGGTGTGTATATAATATTGCCAACCATATAAGGAGCAATTAAGCTCAAATATTTTCTGCCGTATCCTGTTTGTGCGTAACCACTATATACTTGGTTATTAAGCATCCATTGTGGAATTCCGTAACTTTCTGATACTGAGCCAACACTTTTACTTTGTGTGAAACCCATAAAGCCTAATGCTAATGGGTTTTGAGCGTTATTCAAATCTATAACAAGATAATGAGCCGCTAAATAACAAAATATCATATTTATAGCTTCACAGCTTTTAAATAAATTAGGATTGAAATTTACTTTTGCCTCAGTAAACGCCCTTGAAATATCAGCATCTGTTATATAATTATTTTCATTGTCATTATAAAGTTGCCAACTGTCTGCAGTTGGGGTACTAAGATTTCCGTCTTCTAAAGATTGATAAAAATTATCCTCATAGAAAACTATGTCATCTTTAAAATACGCTTTCCCATACACCCAGATTGGCAAATATGGGAAATCTCTTGAAAATAATGCTTTAAACTCATCTACTGTTACATTGAAATTACTACAAGCCATTTCCCATTATTCCCTTATTTCTTTGAACTTTTCTTTGTTTGTTTAGGTTTTGTTGATTTTTCTTCTTTTTTTTGAGCTTCAAGCTCTGCTTTTAATTTAGCATTCTCAGCTTCAAGTTTTTCTTTTTCAATTCTTGCCTGATTAGGGTCCACATATTCCACAACATCTCTACCCTTAATCCAAGTTTTTGCAACTTCATCTGGTACATCCATAACTGCTTTAGGTTCTAAGATTAACATTTTTAATCTCATTGTTTCATCCATATATGAGTGTACATATCTTCTTTTTGAATTATTCTTAACCTTCATTATTCCCTCCTTAATTTTGAAAACAGTGGGGAAATAATTCCCCACCGTTTGATTGTTATAGTAATTATCCAGCAATATCCATATAAAGGATTTCTTGAGGACGTTTTGCCCAAACACCAGTGAATTGAGCCTCAGCATCTGAAATCATATCCAAAGCACCAACTGGATACAATGGGTATGGAGTATATGGTTTAGATAAATGCATTGTTAAAGTATCTGCATCTCTATTATACAATACATAACGAGCACCACCATTAGTACCAGCAGTTTGGTTATAAACTGTATGCAAGATTTTGAAGTCTGCAGGAGCACCAGCAGCTTTGAATGCTCTTTCCAAGAATTCTTTTCTTGTTTCACCAACTGGATATGTGCTTGAAATATAAGTTGCAAGACCTGCCAAATCCGTTGTAGGAATAACCATTGTATTCGGGAATACGGTTGAGTTAGTCAATGCAAAATATGTGCTCATTGCAGTTGTAACGAAGTTAGTCAATTGAGCAGTTGACATTGTCGCAAAGTTTGCTGGCATCAATGTTGTATTAACAGTTACGCCTGACAAGTTCAAAAGACCTTCGTTTAAACCATCTGAAGTACCTAAGAATGCAACTTTCTGAATACCTAGTTGGAATGTTTTCAAACGTGCTCTTTCTTGTTCTTCAATGTATGAGAATGTTTCTTGATTTACTTGAGCCATTCTAACAATTTCATTAGTTGCTTGATATTTCATTCTCCAGAAATTATTTCTAATAGAAATTGTATCAACAGCGATGTCTACGTTAGCATCTTTGTTAATAGCAT